GAATCAGAACACGCTGATCGGGTTCACGGAGAAGCGCGGGACCGCGTGGCACTACCGCGCCGCGCAGCAGGGCGAGAAGTCCAACCACTACGAGGGCGCGATCCCCGTCGAGGACGTCATCGAGCGGCTGTTCTCGTGGCAGGCCATCGAGGGCGACCTCGTGTCCACCGCGATCACCGAGTCCGGCGTGCTGACCGTCCGCGACACGACGCGCAAGACGATCCTGCGCCCCGACACCGGCGCGATCCTCAACGTGCCGAAGAAGGGCTACAAGATCCACCAGTACGACGAGTGGCTGATCGAGAAGGTCACGACGGCGCTCGACGACGACCTGTCCATCGCCAGCGCGGGCCTCCTCAAGGGCGGCGGCGTGGCGTGGGTCACGGTGGAGGTCCCGGACAACATCGTCACGCCCGAGGGCGTCGAGTTCCGGCCGTTCATCCTCGCCGCCACGGCGCACGACGGCTCGCTCTCCTCGACCTACAAGCGCGCGATCCAGCTTCCGGTGTGCGACAACACCCTGAGCATCGCGCTCGGCGAGGCGTCCGAGACGCTCAAGATCAAGCACACCCGCAACTCCGAGGTCTCGCCCAAGGCGCTCAAGGACGCGCTCGGCGTGATCTACTCGACCGCCGACGAGTTCCAGAAGGAGGTTGCCGCGCTCACGAGCGTGAAGGTCTCCGACGCGGAGTTCCAGGCGTTCCTCGACTCCCTCGCGCCCGTGCCGGACGAGGAGGGCCGCGCGAAGACGCTGGCCGTCAACAAGCAGGACACCCTGCGGACCCTCTGGAACGGCGACCCGCGCGTCGCCCCGTGGAAGGGGACGGCGTGGGGCGTCTTGCAGGCGATGAACACCGCGCAGCACCACGAGTTCACGGTGCGCGGCATGGAGCGCTCGGAGCGCAACATGCTGAACGTCGTCACCGGCGAGACCGACAAGGCCGACCGCGCGACGGTGAAGCTGCTCAACGAGGTTCTGATGGCCGCCTAGCGGCCCGCGCAGGCCCGGCCTGCGCTGCGAGGGACCACTCCTTATCGGGGGGTGGGGGGCGGTCCCTCGGAGCGCAGCCGGGCTTGCACTCAAGTCCTTCGCGCTGTCCGCCGATGACAGCGTGGAGGCCGATGTCCGGCCTCCCCGAACTAGAACAGGAGACTCGGATGTTGAAGATCGTGATGGGGGTGCTGGTGCTGGTCTCAGCCGCCGCGCTCCCCGTTCTCACGGCCGTGACGCTGCCATAGCGTTCGGTGCCTGACACGAAGTACAGCCGAGTCGGTCGGATGCCGATTCGGGGTATGAAGCCAACAAGGGGTGGCGGTTGAGTCCGCCACCGACCCGACCAGAGCTAGGAGTTCACTTCCATGCGTAAGACCCTCACGGCGGCTGCCACCGCCATCGCGCTCCTCGGGAGCGCGCAGGCCGCGAGCGCGGCCGTCGTCCCCGCCAACGACCATTGGGGCGTCGTCAACCGGAACGTCATCGGTGCCGCGAGCGCCGAACTGCGCACCGGCCCGGCGACCCCGCCGTTCGGTCGCGGCTCGGTCAACTTCACGGTCGCCAACGGCCAGTCGAAGATGGCCTACGGCAACGAGATCGACTACGTGGGCACGCCTCTCGCGTCGATCAACACCCTCGCGTTCTCGGTCTTCACGACCGGCGAGAACCGCACCATCGCGCTGAACAACCTGCCGAGCGTCGGCATGGAGATCGACCCGTCCGGCCCGACGAACACCGCCGGGCTGAACTTCTCGACGATGACGAGCCTGCCCACGGACGCTCCGGCGAACGTGTGGTCGCGGATCGACGCCTCGGCCGGGCAGTGGTTCCTCACCGGCGCGGCGGGCAACGTCGTCCGCGCTGGCGGCACGACCGGCTGCAATCAGGCGACGCCCTGCACGCTGACCGAGATCAAGGCCACGTTCCCGGACGCCACGCTCATCTCGGCGCAGATCACGAAGGGCCGCGACTTCGAGTGGCACGGTGCCGTCGATGGCTTCCAGATCAACGATCAGATCATCGACTTCGAGGTCCCGCAGCAGGTCCCCGGTCCGCAGGGTCCCGCCGGTCCGGCTGGCCCGCAGGGTCCCGCTGGCCCCGCCGGTAACAACGGCGTCGGCGTCGCCGGTCCGCAGGGTCCCGTGACCGCCGTCCCGGCTCCGGCCGCCCCGACGGCGCAGGCCACCTGCTCCGGCAACATCGTCCGCACGCTCCGCGCCCCGTCGCGCAAGGGCGAGCGCTTCGTGTCGGCCCGCGCCACCCTCAACGGCCGCAAGCTGGTCGTCAAGGGGCGCGCCATCACCGTCGATCTGCGCAACCGCGCGGAGGGCAACTACAACGTGCGCATCACCGCGCGCTACCGCACGAGCAGCGGGCGGGTCCACACGGTCAAGACCGTGCGTGGCCTGAGCGTCGCCTGCTCGTAACTCGCACGACAGCCTCGGGAGGGCCAAGGCCCGCCGCGTTTGGGGGAACGCGGCGGGCCTTCGTGCTTGTACGGATACGAGGCAGGTGCTAACATTGTGGACGTTCCTGCCGATAACAGGGGCGAGAGTCCTTCCCGACCAAGGAGACCACAGTGACCACGATCAACCACCCGCAGACCGCGTGCCGCCGGTGTCACGGCGAGGGCGTCGTCGGCGTCGTCGGCTACTCGATCAACCCGCGCACCGGGATCCCCGGTCCCGACCCGCAGTGCGAGACGGAGCAGTCCTGCCCCACGTGCTACGGCACCGGCGTCCGGCCGCTCGACACGTGGGAGGAGAGCATGGGCGCGGAGATGGGTGCGTTCCCCGGCCAGTACGTCATCGTCGGCGACGACCCCGAGGTCGAGCAGATCGACTTCATCACCGACAACGACGGCTGGCGCGCGCCGGAGTTCGTGTTCGACGCCGAGACGCGCGACCACGCGCTGCCCGAGGAGATCATCGCGGTGGTCCTGCCGTACACGGACCCGCAGGCCGCGCTGGCGCAGTTCGAGGCGGTGATGTTCTCGTGAGCATCCGCTACGGCCGGTGGGAAGACGCGATGGTCGAGCAGCTTCGCCTGCACGAGTGGACGAACTCGGAGGAGGGTCAGAACTACCTCGCGTACTTCGAGGCCGACATGCAGCGCAAGCACAAGGTCCACGAGCGGATGCCGCCGGGCTACATCATCGCGACGCAGAACGCGGTGCTGTCGGAGGCCGAGCCGATCTACGTGAGCGACGACATCTGCGAACTGGTGGACCGCGCCCGCGAGACGTTCGAGCCGGAGGCGGTGCTGCCGGGTGATCCGTTCGTGCCCGCCGGGTTCGCGCTGCTCGCGCGGCCCATCATGCTCAAGGACGCGCCGTGGGACGAAGACCATCCGATGCGCGCGACCGACGGCACGATCCCGGTGCGCGCGATCTCGTGGATCGCGGTCCACAACGAGGATCTGTCGGCCGGGTGCTTCTGGATCACCTACTACACGTCGGCGTGGGACGAAGACGTGACGCGGTGGGGGTCGCAGGAGTTGCTCGACCGGATGCGTCGCGAGCAGGCGCTCTCGATGTGCCACACGTTCCAGTGGACGTGGGGCGAGAACCCGTGGACCGACATCAGCCGGATCAGCGTGCTGCGCGACGACGTGGAGGAGGAGGTTCTCGCTCGCGCGAAGGATCAGGTCCGGCTGATCCAGACGATGTGGCGGATCGCGCAGCAGTTCGTGCCGGTGCGCGAGCGCGCGCCGCGCGGTCTGTGGCGGGACGCGAAGCGCAAGGGCTTCGACCAGCGGACGATCAACGTCTGCAAGCTGCGCCGGGCGCGCGGCGGCGACGCCGAGCCGACGGGCCGCGAGGTTTCGGTGCGGTTCCTCGTTCACGGCCACTGGCGCAACCAGTGGTACCCGAGCCTGTCGTCGCATCGCCAGATCTGGATTCACCCGTACGTCAAGGGGCCGGAGGATGCCCCGTTCAAGCTGACCGAGCGCGCGTGGGAGTTCACCCGCTAGGCACTCTGCGTCCACGGTGCTAACATCGTGGACCTTCCCGACCAAGGAGACAAGGACAACAACATGTGGCTGATGACCCCGCGCGGCTTCTACAGCGCCGTGCAGAAGAAGGGCGACGTGAAGACCGGAATGGTCACCGTGCGCGCCCGCAACCGGAAGGACTTGGAGGCGCTCGCCGACTTCTTCCCGAACGTGAAGATCGCCGAGACGAAGGGCACCGACTACCCCTGCCGCATCCGCGTGAAGCAGCAGGCGTGGGCCGAGGCCGTCCGCGCGATGGCGACGGAGATCGACTACTCGAACTTCAAGGACGAAGTGAAGAAGAAGCAGGGCTGGCAGCGCGCGAGCGTGTACTCGCGGATCTGGTCGGTCCTGCTGGACCTCGAAGACCGCGTGATCCGCTGGCCGTCGAACTACCCGTCGCGCGGCAGCGACGCCTACGGGCGCAGCATCGCGTACGACAACCCGACCGGCTCGACGCGGCTGTCGCTGCCGGAGACGACCGGCACGCCGGTCGGCGACCATCTGGACGATGACGGCTACTGCGTCGTCTGCGGCTGGTTCGAGTGCAAGGACCGGGACTGCATGGACGAGATGGCTCGGGCGCAGATGTTCGGCTCCGCGACCCTGTTCGAGCCGCAGCCGGTGGAGACCACGAAGCCGAAGGGCAAGAAGGGCCGGGGCAACCGGCGGGGAGGGCGGCGTCGATGAAGGTCGGCAGCGCATGGAAGTGCCCGCAGGACTGCACACGCCCCGCGCGGCCCGCGCGCGGGGCGTACGGCGACAACCCGCCGTGCGCGAACTGCGGGAGGCCGCTGTTCCGGGAGGGCACGATGGAGGTCTCCGTCGTCGTCGCCTTCGAGAAGAACGACGGCACGACGAGCATGGAGTTCGTGGGGCTGTGCTTCGACCCGGAGACGCAGAAGATGGTCGGCGTCATCCCCGGCACCCCGGCGTCGAAGCTGGACGCGGGCTACATCGCCGAGCAGACCGGGTGGGAGTGGGACCTCGGCGCGTACCTGCGCGGATTCTCGTTGCCGCAGGGGGCGCAGTTCACCGGCCCGGACTCCGAGGCGCGAGCGCGAGGATGGAACGCATGACCAACCCGACGATTCCGGCGGCGCTCGGGGACTTCGCGTTCCCGCCGCTCGGCGACACCGGCAAGGGACCGGTGCAGCACGAGGGCAAGCACGGCGCGCTGTACTGGCGGCCGGACGGCTCGTGGCGGTACTACGTGACGTTGCAGCACGACGTCCCGGCCGTCGCCTACCGCTGCCACTTCCCCGGCTCGCCGGGGGCGAGCGCGGCGGACCGCTCGTCGCCGTGCGATCAGAAGACGGCGATGCAGTTCATCGAGTGGGTCACGACGAAGATGAACGCGGCCCGGCGCGCGCGGAAGCTCATTCGTCGCGTCCGCGAGCAGGGCTTCAAGGAGGGCGGCGCGAAGTACAGCGACGCGCAGATCTGGCAGGCGATCTTGGAGACCGGCTCCGGCAACCCGGACGTCGTGGCGGTCCACCTGACCGTGCAGTCGATGGAGGGGCAGACGCCGGAGTCGGCGGACGGGAGGGACCTCGATGTCTGACGCCTTGGAGGGCAAGGCCGTGGCGGTCGTCTTCACGTGGCTGCCGGACGAGCAGGTCTTCCAGACCCCGTTCATCGAGTCGGCCGACACGCCGGACCCGCTGTCGGTCGCGCACGCTTTCCGGGAGGCCGAGGAGGAGCGCAACGACTTCCCCGGCTCGATCTGGGCCGTCGGCGCGAACGACCGGGCGCGGAAGCTGCGCTCGGACAGCCTGATCGCGCGGGTGTTCGGCGATGTCTGAGGGACCGAAGCCGCACCTGACGGCGAAGACCTACAACGCCCATCACGAGCGGCAGGACTACGAGAACGGCCGCTACGACGCGCCGATGGTGTGGGCGTGGCGGCTGTTCGGCTTCATCGTGATCCTCGGTCTGCTGGTCGTGGGCGCGGACGGCCTCGTGGCGTGGGTGCTGGCGTGGCTCGTCGTGATCCTGCTCGTCGGCGGGTTCGGACTGCTGTGCGTGCGGTGGGTCATGGGTCCGCCGCGCACGTGGCATGACCGCTGGCCGCGCTGAGTTCGTAGCCATCCCGCCACAAGTCTGCTAACATCGTGGACGTTCCCGCCGATAACGGGAGTGAAGGTTCCCGACCAAGGAGAAGCAGATGAAGGCGAAGCAGGTGCAGGAGGGCAGGACGATCCTCACGCAGCACGGCGAGCCGGTGCTCGTGGCGATCACCCTGCGGCCCGCGAGCAGCGCGCCGAGCCGGTTCAAGGCGTGCCTCGCGATCCCGGACGACGGGCGCGGGCACGAGACCGAGAGCGCGCAGGGCACTCCGCTGCCGTTCGCGCAGGCCGTCGTCACGGCGACGGGCCAGCCGGTGCCGCAGGTGATCGGCAGCAACGGGCTGCCGCTGGCGTGGACCCCCGAGTTCCGAATCGAGATGAACTGATGACCCTGACCGACAAGCAGCGGACGGCCCGCGCGGTCGCCGCCGAGGAGGAGGCGCGCGCCAACGCGCGCGCCGACCGCGAACTCGACGATCCCGACGGGTGGGCGCGCGAGGTCGTGGAGTTCAACCAGCGCATCGACGCGATGCGCGCCGACATCGAGCGGCTGCCCGGCGGTTGGGACGCCGAGGCGCAGGCCGCCTACGAGCAGGCGCGCGCCGAGTACGCGCAGGAGCGTGCGGCATGAACGTCACGGAGAGGGACGCTCTGCTGATGGTGGACGTCCAGAACGACTTCCTGCCCGGCGGCGCGCTCGGCGTGACCGACGGCGACCAGATCATCGAGCCGATCACGGCGCTGGCCCGGCAGTTCAAGGTCCGCGTCGGCACGATGGACTGGCACCCGATCCACCACTGCTCGTTCGAGAAGCAGGGCGGCCCGTGGCCGCAGCACTGCGTCAACAACTCGACCGGCGCGTACCAGCACCAGAAGATCGTGGACGCGCAGAACGCGCTGGTCCTCAAGGGCACCGACGCGACGAAGGAGGCGTACTCCGGCTTCGAGGGTCGCATGTGGTCCGGCAGCGGCGGCGACCTCACCGACGAGACGCTCGCCGACTACCTGCGCCGGTGGGGCATCGAGCGCGTGTTCGTCGTCGGGCTGGCGCTCGACTTCTGCGTCAAGGCGACCGCGATTGACGCGGTGGCGAAGGGCTTCGCGACGGTCGTGCTGACGGACTGCACGCGCGCGGTGTTCCCGGAGCATGACGAGGCGACCGCCGCCGAACTGCGGGAGGCCGGGGCGCTGGTCACGACGGCCCGCTTCCTCGACGACCTCGACGAGTTCCTCGGGGTCGAGAAGGAGACGCTCGACCGGCTGGCGTAGACTCCCACCGGGAAGCCATCGCTGTGAAAGGCCCCGCTTCGGCGGGGTCTTTTGCGTTGTGGGAGCGATCCGATCTGCCCGTACTCTGCGGGCATGGCTACTCGGCTCAAGAACGGCGTCGAGGTCACGGATCCTCGTCTCGGCCGCATCGCACAGTTCGATGAGCGGAGCCGTGGGTTCGCGGTCCGCGATCATCCCGACTACCTCGCCGCGCCGGTCACGAAGACGTGGCCGCTCAAGCTGCGGCTCGATCAGGGCAACACGTCCGCCTGCACCGGCAACTCCCGCACGTACGACCTCGCGGCGTCTCCGAAGCCGCTGACGCTGCCGGGCGGCAAGCCGTTCGATCAGGACTTCGCGCAGGCGCTCTACCGGCTGGCGCAGAAGAACGACGAGTGGCCGGGCGAGGACTACGAGGGGTCGTCGGTCCTCGGGGCGCTCAAGGCCGCGAAGGCGCTCGGCTACGTCGGCGAGTACCGGTGGGCGTTCGGCATCGACGACGTGATCGGCGCGCTCGGGTCGCTCGGCCCGGTCGTGTTCGGCACGGACTGGCTGGAAGGCATGTTCGACCCGGACGAGCAGGGCGTCCTGAACGTCACCGGCGACGTCGCCGGGGGCCACGCCTACATCGTCCGGGGCGTGGTGCTGCCGCGCAACGGTCGCGCCCGGCCGGGCGGCTTCCCCTCGATCAAGACCGACGTGCCGCTGCTCCGCATCACGAACTCGTGGTCGGAGACATGGGGCCGCAACGGCGAGGCGGTCATCCGCGCCGATCAGGCCGAGGATCTCCTCAAGGCGCAGGGCGAGGCCGCGATCACGACGGTCGCGTTCCGGTAGCAGGTTCGATCCGAAGAAGGGTCCGAGGGCAGCTACCGTCCAGCCATGCTCCCGGTCCCCGGAATCCGCGTCGGCGCGCACGTCGAGGTCTTCAAGGACGACGAGCGGACCGGGCAGCGCATCCTCGTCCACACGTCTCGGCCCTGCGCGAACTGCGGGCTGCCGCTCGACGGCGTGGTGATCCCGAAGGGGCAGGCTCAGGTTCACGCCGTCTGCCCGGAGAGGTAGGCGATGGCCGCGACGAAGATCGACGCCGAGAAGGTCGTGTGGCTCGCGCCCGAGTCCGTGATGGGCGGGGCGATGGCGGACCTGCTGGCGAGCGCCGGTACCCCGGAGGAAGTCCGGGAGGCGTTCGCGGGCTACACGCCGCAGGGCGAGTACCGCGAGGTCACCGGCGAAGACGTCGTGGACGGCCCGCAGGGCACCACCGTCATCGCCCCGAAGTACGGGCGGCTCGTGCAGTGGGTGGACGACGCGCCGAACGACAACGAGGACGGCGCAGGCCACTTCGAGATCTTCGGCGGCGACGAGGCCGAGTACACCCCGAGTCGGAGGAAGGGTTCGTGATCGAGACGTTCCAGAGCATCCCGGTCCTCGATCACGAGAACCCGGAGCACCAGAAGCGCCTGCGGGACATCATCCTGCACGGCGTCTACGGCCTCCCGCGCATGGAGGGCGGGGCCGAGATCTTCCCCGACGAGGGTCTCGACCACATCCTCAACAAGGTCCCGCGCGCCACCACGGCGATCCAGACGACCTACTACCTCGGGCTGTTCACCGGGTCGTCCGCCACGACGGTCCCGGCGCGCACCGACGCGCTGGCGTCGGCCCCGGCGAGCGTCGCGGAACCCTCGGGCGGCGCGTACGCGCGGGTCGCGGTCGCGAACACCGATTGGGGCGCGGTCGCCACGAACGGTTCGGGCCGCCGCACGACGAGCGCGCAGAAGTCGTTCCCGGCGAGCACCGGCTCGTGGGGCAACGTCAACGGGTTCTTCCTTGCGACCGCTTCCACGGTCGGCGTCGCGATCTTCTACGCGAACTTCGACGACCTCACCGCTGTCGCCGTGAACGCGGCCGGGTTCACGGTGCAGGTCACGCCGTTCTTCCACATCGACGGCTGACGGCAGGCGGGTGACGGCCCGTGGCGGTCACTCAGGCGTTCAGCGCGGTCGTCTCGGGCACCGGCAACCTCACGCCGTCGCTGCCTTCGCACGCCGTCAACGACATCCTCGTGGTGGCGCTGGCGACGGAGGACAACACCGCCACGTTGTCGGCCCCTGCCGGGTGGACGCAGATCCCGGCGACGCAGCCGAACTCGACGGGGATGCGGCTGTGCGCGTGGTGGCGGCGCGCGACGCAGACCGGCACAGCGAACCCGCTGCTCTCGAAGTCCACCGGTACCGGCGCGAGCGTCGCGTTGGCGGCGTCGTTCGGCGGCGTCAGGACGACGGGCAACCCGTGGGACGCGACCCCGGTCGCGCAGGCGAACGCCTCGTCGGTCACGGTCGCGTTCGGCGGCGGGATGACGGTCAACGATCAGGCCATGATCGTGATGCTCGTCTCCAACACGACGGATACGAACACCGCGCAGACGAGCGCCTACCGCGCGGCGACGGATCCGGTGCAGGCGAACTGGACCGAGCGCGCGGACACGAACTCCAACACGGCGTCCGGCGCGGGCATCGCTGCGGCCACGGCGATCAAGACCGGCACCGGCGCGACGGGTTCTCTCAACGCCACGCTCGCCACGGCGTCCGTGAACTGCGGCATCGCCTTCGAGCTTGTCCCGCTGCCGATCACGTTCGTGCCGAAGACCGGTGGCGCGAGCGCGGCGCTTTCGGCGGGCGCGCAGGACTCGTTCGTGCAGACGCTCGACACGGGCGGCGGCGCGGCGGGAGCGGTCACCGGTGGCGGCGCGCAGGTCACGTCACGGGAGACCGGCGGCGGCGCGCTCGGCACGCTCGTGGGCGGCTCGGACAAGCTCGCACAGAAGACCGGCGGCGGCGGTTCGCTGTCCACCACGGTCGGCGGTGGCGTGGAGGCGGTGGCGTCGGGCAAGACCGGCGGCGCGCTCGCCGCGCTGGCGACAGGCGGCACGGCCATCAGGGTGCAGGCGTTCCCGAAGACCGGCGGCGGCACGGTCGGCGTGTCGGTCTACACACGCGACTCGTTCACGGACACGGCCGGGAAGCTCCTGACGGCCCACACCGAGGCCCCGTGGACCATGCACCCGGCAAGCGCGGGCGACGGGATCATCACGAACGCCAACCGGCTGCGGCACAACGGCGCGAGCGTGATCGGACTGCTGTTCGTCGATCTTCCGTCCCCGAGCGCGGACTACGACGTCGTGGCGACGTTCTGCCCGCAGACCAACATCGGCGGCGCGCTGACGGGCATCGTCGGGCGTCTGGACCGCACCGTGAACACGCTGTACCTCGCCCGCTATTCCGGCTCGGGCAGCGTGTGGCAGATCCTCAAGATCGTCAACGGCTCCGCGACCACGCTCGTGTCGTCCGCGTCGTTCCCGCTCACGGCGGGCCTGTTCTACGACGCCCGGCTCGTGCTCCGCAACGCCTACAAGGCCCTTGAGATCAACGGCGTGGAGGTCTGCCGGACCACCGACAACGCGATCACCGGGGTCGGGGTGGGAGGCGTCCGGCTGTTCGACTCCTCGCAGAATCAGGACGCCACGTCGATGCATCTCGACAACTTCGCGGTCACGTCCCCGGCTCCGGCGGGCGCGGTCGCGGGCGGCGGCAAGATCGTGCAGGTCGCGCACGCGGGCGGTGGCGCGGGCGTGGCGAGCACCGGCGGGCCGAAGACCGTGGCTCGCGTCGAGACCGGTGGCGCGTCTTCGACGACAAGCACCGGTGGACCGAAGGCGACCTCGCGCGCGGAGACCGGCGGGGCCGCTTCGACGGCGATCACAGGCGGGCCGAAGACCTCGCGGCGCACCGCGACGGGCGGCGCGCTCACGAGCGCGAGCACAGGCGGGCCGAAGCTCGTCGGCGCTCCCAAGACTGGCGGCGGTCTGTCCGGTGCGGCGACGGGGGGCAGCAAGCTCGTCGGCGCTCCGAAGACCGGCGGGGCGCTCACCGGTGCGTCTGCGGGCGGCGCGCGCGGCACGGTGCGCGTGTACACGGGCGGTGCGCTGGCGGCGATGACCGTGGGCGGCTCCGGCGCGCGCACACGGGTGGCGACCGGTGGCGCGTCGAGCGTGGCGGTGGCGGGTGGCTCGCGGGCATCGTCCTCCGGGGTCTCGAAGACCGGTGGCGGGCTTACGACGGCGGGCGCGGGCGGACCGAAGCTCACGCAGCTTGCGCACTCGGGCGGCGTCTTCGGAGCCACAACGGCGGGTGGGCCGAAGGCGGTCTCGCGCGTCGCGTCCGGCGGCGTGGCCGGGGTCGCGCGCTCCGGTGGCCCCAAGGCCATCCGGCGTGCTGGTAGCGGTGGCGCTACGAGTAGTACCGGTGCCGGTGGCAGCGGCGTGGTCGGTCTGGTGCTCCCGCGCGCTGGCGGCGCGCTGGCGGCCGGTGGCGCTGGCGGCGGCTCTGCGCGCGTGCTGGCGCGCTCGGGCGGCGGATCGAGTACCACGGCCGGTGGCGGCAGCAAGGCGATCACCTACTCGTCCGGTGGGCGCGGGCCGATGCCCACTCAGTTCGGGGCCTCCGGCGGCCTCGTCGTCCCGTCGGCTGGCGGTGCTCGCCTCGCGCGCGCGACGAAGATGGGTGCAGGGGTCGCGGAAACGCTCGCCGGTGGCTCCCTCGCGCAGGTGCAGGCGGTCTCCGGCGGCGCGGTCACGGAGGGGGCCGCAGGCGGCTTCTCGCGCTCGAAGGACTTCCCGAAGACCGGCGGCGCGAGCATTTCTTTCACGGGCGGCGGCGTCTGGAACATGTACGCCTACCGGCCGCTGGTCGGCGAGTTGACGGCCGACGTCGTGGTTCATGCGGCGACAGCGGTCGTGGCCGAGCACGTCGCGAGCGCGGAGTTGGAGGGGCACGTGGCGACGGCCGATGTGATCCCGCACGCGGCGACAGCGCAAGGAGAATGAGGCGATGCCGACGACGCAGATCGTTGAGGGCGATACGGCGAAGCCGATCCGCGCGCCGCTGCGTGACGAGGACGGCGACGCTCCGCTGCTCGGCGCGTCGGTGCTGTTCTGCATGGACCGGCAGGGCGGCGGCAAGCACGTGGAGTTCCCGGCGGTGATCGAGGACGAGGCTCCGTGGGTGGCGTACTGGCCGGAGGCCGAGCACGTGGACACGCCCGGCGTGTATCAGGCGCAGTTCATCGTGACCTTCGGCAACGGCAGGCAGGAGACGTTCCCGAGCGGCGACCCGCTGATCGTCGTGATCCGTCGGCTGCTCTGAATCCGATCCGAAGGCGACGGTGAGCGGACGTACGCTTCTTGCCATGCCCGCCGCCGCCGCAGCGCCCGCTGGCGCGCCCGCCAGCACCCCTTCCGCCGCTCCTGCCGCGCAGAGCGGCCAGCCCAAGGGGCAGACCGCAGGGACGCAACAGAATGGGCCGCAGGACCCGTATGACCCGCAGACCCGCACGTCGCAGCTACAGCGCCGCCTGACGAGCATCGGCCACGAGTTGACCGACGACGGCCAGTTCGGTCCCCGCACCGATCAGGCGGTCAAGGACTTCCAGCGCCGCAAGCAGCTTCTCGTCGATGGCGTCGTCGGCCCGAAGACGACGGCGGCGTTGCAGAAGGCGGCCGAGGGCGAGTTGGAGAAGGAGCGCCGCGAGCACGAGATGAAGCTCGGCGGCCTCACCGATCTGCTGTTCAAGGGCCTCGGCGTCGGCGATGACGAGGGCCACGATCAGGTCTCCTCGGTGCAGAACGCGCTCGGTCTCGACGTGGACGGCAGGTTCGGCCCGGAGACCGAGAAGGCGGTGAAGAAGTTCCAGAAGCGCTACGGGCTGCGCGCGGACGGGATCATCGGTCCGAAGACGGCGCGGACCATCGCCGGGCACGTGCGCGTGAAGACCGACCGGGAGAAGGCCGAGCAGCGCACGCAGGCGGGCAAGGAGATCGCGGAGGCGATGGTCCGGCCGCTGGCGTTGGAGGAGCGCAAGCTCTCGATGGCCGAGCGCAAGCGGATCCCGAAGGGCGACTTCGCGGTGCCGAGCAAGGCCCCGGCCCACGGTTCGTATCCCATCCATGACGAGAGTCACGCGAAGAACGCGCTGGCGCGCTGCTCCGGCAAGCCGGAGGAGGGCGCGGTGAAGGCCAAGGTCTACGCCAAGTACCCGCATCTCAAGAAGAAGGGGAGTCGCTCCATGCAGGAGGCGCGCGAGTCGAAGGCAGCGGGGTCGCCGGGCAAGTGCGCCTCGTGCGGCAAGGGCCTTCCGAAGGGGATGAAGTCGAAGATGACGCGCTGCCCGCACTGCGGCAAGGCGCTCAAGACGGAGAGCAGCGCGATCTCCGAGGCGTCGGACGGCGTGACGAACTGGAAGGCCGTCTCCCCCGAGAGCCGCAAGAAGATCGGTCCCATCGTCAAGCACTACATGAAGGACCCGCACCCGTTCACGGCTTGCGTGCGCGACAATCGCAAGCGGTTCGGCGACCGGGCCGAGCAGGTCTGCGCCGTCGTGAAGGACATGGGGATGCGCACGACGAAGTGGCGCAAGGGCGGCAAGAAGCTGTCCGAGGCCGTCGTCGTCGAGATGTGCTTGCAGGAGTTCGAGGCGGTCCTCTCGTCCCCGGAGGACATCGACGCCTTGCGGGAATACCTGCTCGCCGCTGGCGGCCCGCAGTTGGAGGAGGCTCTGCGTCTCGACGAGGCGGCGACCGATGACCCACCGGCGCGCGTGGCCGATGCGTCGTTGGAGGAGGCGGCGACCCGCATCGAACTCGAACGGCTGTACCTGCGCGAGGCCGGGATCACGAGCCTGTCGCCACAGATGCGCTCGCACATCGCGAAGATGTCGGTGCAGCACCGCCGTCGCGACCGCTCGGGCCGGTTCGCGCACGACATCGGCGAGAAGGCCGTGCCGCACATGAAGGCGGCGCAGAACGTCGTGGACAAGCACGAGGGCCTGCTGTACGGGCAGCAGGGCGGCTACACGGCGGCGCTCGGCGGCCGTGAGCACGAGGTCCACATGGAGATGCGCGATGTCGGCACGGGCCGGAGCAGGGGCAAGGAGATCGCGGTCTTCCACGGCCACCACGAGTCCGAAGCGCCCGGAGCTTCGGAGCACCCGAGCAACGTCACCTACCACGACGACCCGGAGGCGGCGGCGAAGGACTTCCACGAGCGCGTCAAGAAGATCGCGCCGAAGGGCAAGGCCGCGATCAAGAAGTCCGAGGGCACCGACTACCCGATGACGAAGCCCATCGTCCCGTCGGAGCCGTGGAAGTCCGGCGGCTACGGGGGCAAGCCCGAGGAGTGGAAGGGCAGCCTGATGATGCCCGACGCCAGCTTCCACGGCGAGCAGTACGGCGGCACCGGCGAGGACGTGGAGCACAAGTACGCCTCTCGCGCGGAGGCCGAGGCAGCGACGCGCGCTCTGCACAAGCTCCGCGAGCGCGACCGGCAGCGCCGGATGCGCGAGTTCGACGCCGAGAAGAAGGGCGTGAAGTCCAAGTCGGAGAAGCCGCCGACGGCCAAGGAGCAGAAGCGCTCGGCCGCGCGCGAGGCGGACCCGCACAAGGATTGGGAGGGCGCGTCGTACGCGCGGGAGGCGCTCCGCAAGATCAAGAAGGAGCCGAAGGACTCGGTGCGTACGACGGCGGGCGGCCGGATCCGGCACGACGGCAAGCAGTGGAAGATCGAGAACGACCGGGGCGGCGATCAGACGACTCACACCGACGAGGCGGACGCCATGAAGCGTCTGCACAAGTTGGACATCGAGGCTTGGGACCGCGAGGACGAGTTGGCGCGGACGACGACCTACTCACGGCCGCCGAGGCGCAAGCGCCCGCCCGCGTTGAAGTAGGCGAAGTCCGATGTGGGGGCGCGATCCGAAGGTGTAACCCTTCGGGCCGTGGCGACCACCGCATCACCGCCGACCGAAGCGCTGACGCTCGTCGAGTCGGTCTCTCTCGTGGAGGCCGACACCGGTTCCATCACGAAGCCGGACGGCACGCGCATCGAGTTGGGCTACGACGGCGAGGGCAACGAGCGTTCCGGCGGCGTCTTCGACGCCAAGGGCCGGGTCCCCGTCGTCGTCATCCGGCCGGGCCTCGGAGGAGGCCGTGGGCGGCATCTCTACGAGGCGAAGATGCTCTCGGAGAACGCCCACAAGTTCACGGGCTGGAAGCAGTACCTCAACCACCTGTCGCCGGACCAGAAGAAGTCCTCCGGCGGTCTCCCGCGCGACGTCCGTGATCTCGGCGGTCGGTTGCAGGAGACGTGGTGGGATCCGAACTTCCCCTCCGACAATCGCTTCGACCAGGGCGCGGTCATGGGCATGTCCCGGCCCGTCCGCGCCGTGCGCGAGTTGATCGACGACGATCCCGGTCTGGTCGAGGCGAGCATCTCCGCTTCCGCGACCGGCGTGCGGCCCGTCGTCCACTCGGGCGCGCGGGCGTGGCTGGTCGAGGGGATCAACGACCGTGGCTCGCTCGATTGGGTCACGGAGGCCGGAGCGGGCGGGCGTATCGCCCCGCTGCTCGAAGGCATCTACAGCGACCCGCACGAGGTCGAGCTTGCCCTCGTGGAGTCCCTCGACGCCGAGGAGCTTCGCGACTACTACCGGGAGCAGCGCGGAGGCGCGGCCCCGGCTACAACGACCTCGCCCGAAGGAGGCGACGTGTCCGACATCACCCCCGAGGCGCTGACCGAGGCCCTGTCGGCGTCGCCCAACCTGCTGATCGAGGCGCTCTCCGAGAGCACCGAGGTCCAGGCGTTCATCGCCCGTCTCGTCGAGTCGCAGGTCGAGGACCAGCGCGAACTGGTCGAGTCGCAGGCGCAGGCGCAGGTGGCCCGCGCGTTCCAGCTTTCGCGGTTGGAGCGCCTCGCCCATCAGATGATCTCCGAGTCGCGGCTCCCGGAGTCGTGGCAGAAGAAGCTCCGCGAGGAGTACAGCCTCGACGAGGCGACCAACAAGCCCAAGCCCAAGCTCGACGTCGAGGACGACGAGGAGGACGAGGACGACCCCAAGGCCGCCAAGAAGAAGGCCGAGGAGAAGCTCCGCGAGGCCGTCAAGAAGGACATCGAGGACGAGAAGGAGCGCCTCGCCGACGCGCGGCCCACGCGCGTGAAGAACGCGGGCGGCAAGGGCAAGGCCGACGGCGGCAAGGCCGCCCTCGCCGAGGGCGAGACGGACGACGGGAAGCCCCCGGCGGGGCCGCAGCCCTATTGGGCGCAGGTTCTCAGCGAGGCGGGCTTCGAGGACCCGGACAAGATCTACGCGGCGTAGGTCGCGGACAAGGAGCAAGGAGCCATGACCTACAACCAGCCCGGCCGGGGGACCCACGAGGTCAACAGCACCGGCGGCACGATCACCCACGGGAACCCGGTCGCGATCAACAACGAGGTCGGGATCGCCGTCAAGCAGAAGGAGCGCGGGTGGGACCAAGGTCTCGCGAACCGCGCGATCATCGACGTCGGCGAGAAGTTCTGGCTCGTCAAGAAGGGCATCGTGCAGGTCAACACCGTGGCCGGTTTCGCCAAGGGCGATGCGGTCTACATCACCGCCGCGACGGGGGTCCTCACGGAGACCTCGGCGGGGAACGTGAAGTTCGGGCGCGTCGTCGAGGTCGTCGGTGACGGCCGTGGCGTGCCCACCGGCAAGGTCCGCATCGACCTCGACGCGAAGGACTCCTTCTAGGAGCCGTCGGAGAGAGAGGAACGGAGATCAACCCATGAAGCAGTACGGCGACTACGGGAAGCCGGTCCTCCTGTTCGAGGCGTACCAGAACTGGCGCGAGGAGCGGCTGGAACTGGACGAGGCGGACACGCGGGCCGACTTCCCGTCCTTCCTGTTCGGCCCCGTCCGGCAGGCGATCTGGCATGGCTACGAGAGGGTGCAGCCGCAGTACCGGCGCTACGCCCGCATCGAGAACATGCCCGACTTCCGCGAGCGGCGGCTGCGCGGTCTGACCGGCATGAGCAAGCCGGGGTACGTCGGCGAGCACGGCGAGTACCCGCAGCTTGTCCGTGGTGAGCGGCCGAGCGTCTCCCTCGTGGTGGACACCTACGGCGGCCTCTACGGGATCACCCGCCACGCGATCATCAACGACGAGACCAACGAGTTGCTGAACTCGGCCCCGGCCGAGATGGGCGACGCGGCGGCCGAGTTCATCGTCGAGACGGTGATCGCGCTGATCGAGTCCAACCCGACGGCGGCGGACGGTCAGCCGTTCTTCTCGGGCGCGCGCGGCAACCAGGGCACGGCGGCCCTGTCCGAGGACGCCCTCGCCGACGCGGTGTCGCAGATGACGAAGCAGGTGGACGACTCCGGTCGCCGCATCCGCGTCAACGTCGCGTCGCTCGTCGTCGGCGATCCCCGCCTGCAACTGATCGCCAACCGCATCATCAACTCGCAGTTGACGGGTGCGCAGGCGCAGATCGCGATGGCGGCGGGCGCGGGCAGCAACGTGTTCGACAAGGGCACGCTCAACCCGCTCAACGGGATCATCCCGAACGACGCGGTGGTCTACGACCCGTACCTGTCGGACGCGAACGACTGGTACATGTTCGCCGACCCGTCCCGCGTCCCGGCGTTCGCCGTCGGCTTCCTGAACGGGCAGGAGTCGCCGAAGGTGTTCCGCAAGACCCCCGACGCCTCCGGGATGCTCGATGGCCCGGATCCGTACTCGTGGGACATCGACTCCATCGACTTCAAGGTCCGGCTCGACTTCGGCTGCGCTGCGGTGGACCCGCGCGGCGCGCGCCGGAACGTCGTCGCCTAGCGCAAGGAGAAGACGAGAATGCCTCGCGGAAACGACAAGGACACGCAGGAGCAGGCGCTCCACGAACTCGCCGATGACTTCGGCAAGGGCGTCGGCAACGCGGAGGAGATGATCCGCCGCAACACCGCGCTCAGGACGGCCGACCTCGCGACGGTCTCCTCCTTCCCGGTGGACGACGAGGCGTCGTCCGAACTGGACCTCGACAAGGTGGAACTGCCGGACGGCATGGACGGCTACGTCGTGGACGCGGTGGTCCGCAAGCAGGGCCGCTCGCAGGGCACCGTCGCGGTCGTGGAGGACGACAACGGGCGCACGAACAAGGTGCTCGTGGACTCCAACCTCGAAGACACGCGCGGTCACCTGCGCCGGGATCGCGACGAGGAGGACGGCCCGCGTCGGTCCTCCCGCGCGAAGTCCCGCGAGGGCGACACCGAGGCCGAGTCGGGGTCGGCGTCGGCGAAGTCGCAGTCGGGCGGCCAGTCGGGCGGGAAGCCCTCCTAGACCGGGGGGCCGACAAGCAGTTGACCGGGGGGCGGGCCTGATTGTGCCCGCCCTTCCTTGTCTCGGGAGGACGCATGAATCAGCCGACGGCGACCGACATCCAGGCGTGGACCAAGCAGCCGGATCTCAAGGCGGCGACGCCGGAGGAGGCCGACCGCACCGTCCGGCGGTCGGTGGCCGCGTTCAAGCGCTTCACCGGCTTGGACTTCTCGTCGGTGCCGGATGACCTCGCGCCGGAGGTCGAGCGCGCGGTGCAGGGCCTCGCGGAACTGATGACGATTCAGGAGGGCGCGGAGTACGTCGAGACGCTCGCGGACTTCGACCTGATCCAGAGCTTCTCGGCGGGCAACTACTCGGAGACGCGGCGGTCGCCGGAGGACGCGATCAAGGCGCGCCGGTTGGTCGCGTGGCCGTGGCTGAACGATCTGCTCTGGGGCCTGATGACCCCGGACAAGCACGACGAGTGGCTCGTCTTCTTCGACCCGGACACGGTGGTCCCGGCGATGGACGTGCAGGAGGTCGGATGGGCCGCCGAGCGCCTGCCGTACCGCGACAGCCTGATCGAGGGCGCTCCGTACCACTGGTGGGGCGCGTAGCCGATGGGTCTCAACTCGGCTCTGGTGGATCGCGCGCGGGTCGTGCGGAAGATGGCCGGACCGCGCAACACGGAGGGCCGGTCGGAGATGCAGCCGGTTCCGTTCGAGTGGTTCCGCGCGCGGCTGATGCCGGAGCCTGCGCCGGAGGGTGAGGATCCCGGCCGGGGGCGGCGGCGGACCGCGCCGAATCCGCAGATGATGTGCGGCGCGTTCGATCTGGCCGGGGATCCGGTGGAGATCCGCGCCAGCGACGAGATCGAGGTCGCGAGTCTCGAACTCGGCGACGCGCTGTGGCGCGTGAACGGTGACCCGGTGCCGATCCGCAAGAAGCGCCGGGTGATCGGTTGGACGGTGCCGTTGTCGCGGCTGAACGAGCCGCGTCGGGAGGATCTGTGAAGCGGCAGGAGATGATCGAGTGGGCGGCCCCGCCGTGCCACGAGTGCGGCGAGCCGGTCGTGCGTACCGAGATGCGCTGGACTCGGGAGAACGAGGAGTGGCAGCCGTCGCTGATGTTCATGGTCTGCCCGGAGGGCCATCGAGTTCAGGTGGAGCCGCTTCCCTGATGCCGTACGTCGGCGGCAGCCTCACCGTGTTCTTCGACGACGAGGCGCAACAGCGCACGCGCCTCGCGCTGCGCCAGATGGCGCACAAGGGCGCGGACCGGATGCACGACCTGATCGTGATGAACACGCCCATCGACACGGGCAACCTGCGGACGTCGTGGTACACCGAGCCGCTCGTCAACAAGATCGTCGGGGTCGTGACGGCGTACGAGGCGAAGGTCTCGACGGACGTGGACTACGCGCCGTACGTCGAGTACGGCACCGGCCTCTACGGGCCGAAGGGGCGGAAGTACCCAATCGTTCCGAAGCACGCCGAGTTCCTCGCGTGGCGTGACCCGCGCACGGGGCAGTGGATCCGCGCGAAGAAGGTCATGCATCCCGGCTCGCCGGGTCAGCACATGGTCGCCATCGCGTGCGACGTGCTTGAGCACGAGATCGAGATGGGCCTGTTCGACAGCACGCTGACGCAGTGGGCCGCAGACATCGAGGCGCGGGCGAACCGGCAGCGATGACCGACGTCTCCGCTCTCGTGCGCGTACGCGCGCAACTTCACACGCCGGACCGGGGCGACGCGGTGCATGACGGCGACACCTACTGGTTCCTGCTGGACCTCGGCGTGAACGGCTTTCGGGAGGGCGCGCAGGTGCAGGACGTCCGGTTGCGCGACTACTCGGCGCGGGAGCTTCGCCAAGGCGCGGAGTTGGACGCGCAGGGCAACGTGATCCGCGTCGCGGGCCGCGAGGCGCAGCGCATCGCCGAGCGGCTGCTCACCGGCGCGAAGGAGATCGTGGTGCAGCCGACGACGCGCGACAAGTACGGCCGGTCGGTCGGCTTCGTGTGGATCGACGGGCAGTCGCTCGGAGAGGCGCTGCTCGCGGAGAAGGCGGTTGTCCACGGCTCGTTCATGGGGGTGGACTGGTGAGGACCGCCAACGACGTCCTGCGCAGCCTCAGCCGCTACGTCGCGCTCGCGGTCGGCCCGGAGTGGGAGGTTCGCTACGCGGTGGAGGAGGGCGCGTTCGAGCGGCCGTTCGTGCGTGTGACGCCGAGCACGCCGACGTCGTGGACGGCGCGCGGGATGCACTACACGGTGGGCCGTCGCACGTTCACGGTGATCTGCTTCCCGCTGGTGATGCCGTCCGAGGAGGAGGCGCGCATCGAGGCCGACCGCGTGGAGGAGCTTCTGTTCCAGGGCTTCTCGCGGGGCGTCCACACGCCGAGCTTCTCCAACCACTCGGGCCGCGCGCATCCGCTGCGCGTCCCGCTCTACGACTTCTCCGGCATCGCTGCCGACCGGACCATCGAGGACGCGGTGGCCGCCGACGGTCTGCCGCGCCGCGCCGCCAACGACTTCGTGCGGGTCGTGGAGACCCCTTCGTTCGGGGCGATCCCGGACCTCAACGAGGACCGTGCGTACATGGTGACCGGCGATCTGCGGCTCGAATGGGACCGCTCCGTGGCGTACGGGCCTCCGGGTCCCATCGCCGAGCCGCCGGGCATCGTGCCGACCCCTGTGCCGCCCGGCCCGTAGCAGCCCCCGATTCGATGTGGGGCAGCGATCCGAAGCTGCCAACCTTCGCACCGATCCGCCGATGACCGTAGACCGGAGGCGTAGCCGCATGGCGAAGGAGAACCAGCAGGAGCCGCAGGAGCCGCGCGCTGCCGCCCGCGAAGCGGCCGAGGAGGCGCGCGAGGCGCGGGACGAGGACACCCCGACGTACCCCGTGGACCTGCTCACGAACGGCGGCATCACGGACTACCCGCCGCACGTGATGGCGGGGGCGCTCGCGGGGCTGCCCGGCAACCGCAAGAACCTGTCCATCGACGAGGCGAACGCAGCCGCGAAGGCGTGGCTCGACTCGCCGGTGAAGGAGGCGTAGCCGGATGGCCGGAACCTTCTCGAAGAACGCTCGGCCGAAGCGGCCCGGCGCGTACTTCAACTTCGTCGTCCGCGAACCGGAGCCGACGCTCGTCAACTCGCTCGGCACGGTCGTGATCCCGTTCACGCACTCGTGGGGGCCGACGGAGGTCGTCACCCCGCTCGCGAACTTCGGCGAGTTCCTCTCGATCTTCGGGCGCGGCGCTGCGGACCTCAGCACGTTCACCGAGGGCTACAAGGCCGTGCTCGACGCCTTCCGAGGCGAGGACGTGGACGGCCGGGGCGGCGCGGGGCAGGTGCTCGCGTATCGCATGGCCTCCTCCTCGGCGGCGGCGGCGTCGAAGGTGGTGGACAGCAAGATCACGCTGACGGCCGCGTGGCCGGGCAGCTACGGCCAGCAGATCACGTACACGGTCACGCCGGACGCCACGGACACGAGCACGCACGACAACCTCACGATCTACGTCGAAGGCATCGAGGCCGAGCGCTTCAAGTACGCCAAGACGAACATCACCGACCTCGCGGCGCAGATCAACGGCACGTCGCCGTACTCCGATCTGACGGCCTCGGATTGGGTGCGCGGGTCATCGGTCACGTCCGGTGCCGCCATCGCGGCGCAGGCGACGCAGAGCGCGCTGACGGGCGGCGACGACGGCTCCTCGAACGTCCTCGCGTCCGACTGGACCGCGTTCATGGACGCGCTCGCTCCGCACCGCTTCACGCTGCTCGCCCCGGCGAACCTCACCGACAAGACGATCCTCACGTCGCTCGTCGCGTGGAGCGCCAACGCGAACGCGAAGGGCAAGCGCCACATGCTCGTCATCGGCGGCGCGGCCGGGGAGTCCTTCTCGGACGCCGTGACCGGCTCGGCGAGCGTCCTCGGGTCGCAGGCGATCAACAACCCGAACGTCGTCCGTCTCGGGATCGGCACGTACGTGGACGAGCGCTACGGGCAGGTCTCGACCGCGCAGCTTGCCCCCCGGCTGGCGGGCATCCTCGCGTGGCGCGGCGAGGCGCTGCCGCTCACGTTCGCCCGGCTCAACGGCCTGTCGATCTACTCGGGGCCGCTCGCGAACGACTACGAGCGCGCGATGGACAACGGCATCGTCGTGATCGCCCGCGACTCGCATCCGACCGCGCCGGTGCGGTTGGAGGAGGGCGTCACTACGTACCTCACGACCACGAATCCGGGCCAGCCGAAGAACATCTTCGGCAACCCCAAGTTCATGCGCTCGATGCACGGCATCGAGATGGAGTTGACCGAGTTCGCCGAGATGGAAGTCATCGGCCTGCTGCCGGTCAACGCCGGGACGCGCGACCATGTGCGCGGGCAGATGATGGCCCGCTTGCAGCGCCGCGAGGACGCCGGGATCATCCTCTCCGGCTGGACGGTGAACATCTCGTCCGACCCGCCGCCGTCGGATCTCGACTCGTTCATCTCGCTCGACTACGAGGTCCAGTTCGGGCGCGGCCTGTCGCAGATCCTCAACAACGTGACCGTCGGCTAGCTGCCTCCCTCCTAGCCGCTCCACGCGACGCCCCGGCACTGGACCCCGCCGGGGCGTCGTGCGTTCTGGATTCCGATGTGGGGGACCCGGCCCGAACTGCCACGCTTCGGATCGCAATGCCGCCCGCAATCAAGGAGCGCTAGCGCATGGCAGGTATCACGGACGCCCTCCGGCGGATGGGGGGCATGTACGGGTCGGCGTGGCGGAACGGCTACATGCTCGCCGACGTCGTGGAAGTCAGCGGTGCGGTGGAGGTCAACCGCATCGAGGTCCCGCTCGTGGGGACCACGAAGCAGGGCTACAAGCCGGGCCGGGAGACCCGCGAGGGCACCCTCCGCATCCAGCAGATCGACTCGCGCTGGCAGTTGGAGATCTACGACTTCCTGTCGCAGTCCCTCGCCGACCGGCGCGCGAATCGCGGCACCGACCGGGCCACGATGCGGACCTTCGATCTCAAGCTCGAAGTGGACGACCCGGAGGCGTACGGCTACGAGGCGTGGCAGTTGGAGAACGTCCAGATCTGGCGTATGCCCATCGGCTTCTCCATCACGGACGACATCCTCGACCGCGAGTTCCCGATCACGTGGGAGTCGGAGCGTCCGCTGAACGCCTTCTCGTTCGACGTCGCCACCGGCACCGTCTCGACGATCACGAACAAGCCGTAGCTCGTGCTCGTGGATCACGAACGTGTGCTGCTCCTGCTCAAGCAGGAGATCGCCGCGAAGCCCTCTCATGGGCAGCGTGATCTGCTGGCCGCCATCGCGCGCTTCGAGGCGCAGTGCGCGGTGGAGGAGCCGCTCGTAGAGCGGAATCTGCGTCTCGTGGTCGCGGCATCCCGCGACCTGCTCTCGCCCGCTCACGGTGGCCCCCGCGAGGACCGCCGCGATGGCTCCGACGACATCCCGCGCGCGGCGCGGGGTTCCACCGTCCGACAGGAGACCCATGACCGATCAGCAGGTTGCTCCGGCACCGCCGGAGGAGAAGAAGGAGCACCCGGCGCTCCGGCCGCAGGAGCGCGGCCAGCGTCGGCCCGTGGCGGCACCCCCGTCGCTGCCTGACGACGCTCGCGACAGCGAACTGATCCGGGCGGCGGCCACCGACCGTCTGCCGGACGACCGGGTGCAGGACGCGCTCGACGTGTTCATGCGCGCCGAGGGCGACAACCCGACGGAGCCGCAGCCGCTCAAGATCAACCTCGGCACGAAGGACGAGCCGAACTACGTCAAGTGGGTCGTCGCGCCCATCGACGACTCGGAGATCCAGCGGTTCCGGGAGCAGTCGCGGACGAAGGGCAGCCGGGCCGCGCGCAGGCGCGGCGAGGGTGACGTGGACGAGGGCCTCGTGGCGCGCAAGATCGTGGCGCGCGGGACCGTCGAGCCGGACATGGCGAAGCTGCGCGAGAAGGTGGGCGCGGCCGATCCGGCGGATGCCGTGTACGCCTACTTCCGCAAGTTCGGCAAGACCGGCCTCATCACGCAGATCAGCGGCGAGATCCTGACCCTCTCCGGGTGGGACGACGAGGCCGTGCAGGAGATGGAGGTCGAGGCAGCAAAGGGCTGATCCAGGCGGGCGGGGAGGCGTTCCTGCTCGCGATGTCGTGGAAGCACGGGAATGCAGATCCGTTCCGCACATACCACGGCCTCGCCCCGGACTACCGGCCTCCCGGTGACCCGGAGTCGCCTCCCCTCTCGCCAGCATCCGTCCGCCGCTACAAGGCGTTCATCTACGGGTGCGCCCTGTTCATCGAGGAGCGGGACGCGGAGTGGCGGAAGGTGCAAGCGAAGCGCGGAGTGATGTAGATGGCCGCCACGATCACAGGCACGTTCGTCATCATCGACCGGGCGACCGGGCCGATGAAGCGCATGGAGTCGCAGGCGCAGAAGACCATGCGCGCCATCGAGGACGTCGGCAAGGCGCAGGACCGCTCGACAGGTCGCGACACGGAGCGCAGTTACCGGCGCACCGAGGACGCGATGAAGGGCGTCGAGCGGCAGGCCAAGCAGACGACGCGCACGTTCTCGGACATGGACCGCGAGCACAAGAAGCTCTCGGGGTCGAACAACACCCTGCTGACCTCGCTCGGCAAGCTCGGGGCCGGGTTCGCGGGCCTGCGCGCGATCATGGTGGGCCTCAAGTTCGGGGCCATCGCGGTCGGTGTGACGACGCTGGCGCAGGCCATCGGCACGCTCGCGGGCGGCGCGGCGGCGTTGGTACCGGCACTGGTGTCAGCGGCGCGGGCCGCCGCTGCGCTCCCGGCGACCATCGGCGCGGCGATCCAGGGGATGCTGTCGTTCAAGCTCGCCACGGGCGGCGTCGCCGAAGCGATCAAGGCCGGGATGACGTTGCAGACGCAGGCGGGTCGCAACGCGCAGGACTACGCGCTGATGCAGGAGCAGGCGGCGCAGCGGATCCAGGGCGCGGAGCGCACGTTGTTCCTCGCGCAGCGGGCCAGCACGGACGCGCAGAGGAACCTGACGGAGGCTCGCCGTCAGGCGCGCCGCGAGCTTGTGGACATGACGCTGGCGGCTCAGGGGGCTGCTCTCGCCGAGCGTCGTTCACAGCTTGCGGTGCGCGAGGCGAGGCGGAACCTCGCCCGCACGATGATCCAGCCGGGCGTGACGTCGCTGGACATCGCGAGCGCCCGTCTCGGCGTGCAGGAGGCGCAGTTGTCGGCGCGCGAGGCGCGGATTCAGCGCGGCCGGACGCGCGCGGACGCGGCCCGTACGAAGCAGCGGGGCGTGGAGGGCAACCCGAACGTCCGGTCGGCGCGGCAGGGCCTCTCGGACGCGATCTACAACCAGACGCAGGCGACGCAGGAGCTTGCCCGCGCGCAGCGGGATGCCAACCGGCAGCTTGCGCAGGGCACACCGGCGATGGACGGCTACCGGCAGGCGATGAAGGATCTGTCGCCGTCGGCGCAGCGGTTCGTGCGGCAGATCGTCGGGATGCGCAAGGGCTTCATCGACCTGCGCAACGCCGGGGCCGAGGAGTTGTTCCCGCGCCTGTCGAACGCGCTGGACCGGCTCACGAAGCTCGGTCCGACCGTGCGGCGGGTGTTCACCGGCACGTCGCGGACCATCGGCGTCAACGCGGAGCGTGCGGCGAACCGCCTGACGACGCCGGAGCGCATCGGCGACATCGGGAACATCGGTGAGCAGCAGAGGAAGATCCTCGACCGGCTGTTGCGGGGCCTCACGAACGTCGGTGAGGGCTTCATCGACATCATGGTCGCGGCCCGGCCGTTCACGGACTGGCTGACGAAGACGATCCTCGGCTGGACGCGGATGTGGCAGGAGACGCAGAAGGTCAACCGGGCGTCCGGCCTCACCGCGCAGCGGCTCGACAAGACCAAGGAGGTCTTGAAGAAGTTCTTCGACATCGCGAGCAACGTGTGGGGCACCTTGCGCGGCATCGGCCGGGCTGCGACACCGCTTGGCGACAAGCTGTGGACCGCCATCGACAAGGTGACGCGGCGGTGGAAGGACTGGTCGAACTCCGTGGTCGGGCAGACGGAGATGCGCGAGTGGTTCAACAAGCTCGAAACGCCGATCAGGTCGATGGCGGGGCTGGTCGGGGACATCGCGAAGGCGTGGGCGCGCCTGACGGTGCGCAAGGAGTTCACGGACTCCATCGACACGCTCCGCAAGGCGGTCCCCGGCATCGAGAAGCTCATGGGCAACGTGAGCAGCATGGGGCCGACCGTCGCGTCGATCCTCGCGCAGTTGTCCACGCTGCTCGGGAACTTGCCGCTGTCGCCGATCAAGCTCCTGCTCGACACGCTCGACCGGATCTTGCAGATCGTCAACTGGCTGGTGAAGCACATCCCCGGCCTCGGCACGGTGCTGTCGGCGATCCTCGTCGCGGGGGCGATCCGCACGGGCTTGACGCTGGTCACGCGCATCGTCGGGAAGTGGGCCGAACTCTTTACGATGTGGCGCACTGCACCGCGTCCGCCGAACGTCGCGCCTCCGGCGTCTCCCGGCACCGGCGGGACGCCGTACATCGCGGGTGAGCCGCCCGCTTCGCCCGGCACGCCCGGTCGTCTCGGACGCTTCCGTGGTCGCCTCGCAGGGCGGTTCCCGCGCACCGCCGGTGGCCTCGGACGCATCGGTGCTGGCCTCGGGAAGTTCGGGCGGGTCGCGGGCGGCCCCGCCGGGCTGGCGGCCAGCCTCGCGGCGATGATCGGCGGCGACGCGCTGACGCAGGGCGGGCACGCCGGAGCGGGCGGCGCACTGTCCGGCGCTGGTACCGGTGCCGCTATCGGTGCGACGGTCGGCTCGATCATCCCCGGCGTCGGCACGGGCGTGGGCGCGGTCGTGGGCGGAATCGGTGGCGGCGTCCTCGGGTTCCTGCACGGCCGCCAGAAGGGCCGCGACGACAGCCGCGCGCGCGGCGCGAACATCGCCGTCGGTCTCGCGCAGCACGGCGGCATCGACCGTCTCCGCGCGCAGCAGGGGCACCTGCAACGGCGGCTGGCGCAGCGGCACGGCGCGATCCGCGACGACATGGGCCATCTGGTCACGGGGCCGGGCCTCGCGGTCACCGGTGGCGCGCGGAGCAAGGCGAAGGACGAGTTGTCGGCGGTCAATCAGGCGCTCGGCGCGCTTGAGACCACGCAGGGCCAGCAGCAGGCGGGGAGCTTGCAGCAGATCTACGGCGTGTATCAGGGCGGCGGCGCAGCGCAGCGCAGGCGCGGCCGGGGCGTCGTGGCGAAGACGTTCAAGGAGGAGTTCGAGAAGGCGGGACCGGCGGGCCGCCGGGCGCTGTCGAACAACGTCGGGCAGTGGATCTCCGTGCTGTCGAAGGGCGACAAGTCGCAGCGGCGGATGGCGCGCACGATGACCGCTGCGGTGAAGGACGCATGGGGCGGCATGGGTCGCCACATCTCGGTCGTCAACGGGCAGATCCTCGGCGGCTCGCAGAAGGAGTGGGGCAACATCCAGACGGCCCTGAGCGATCCGGTGGAGACGGCCAAGCAGGACGTGACCAAGGGCTTCACCGACATGCAGAAGGCCGCCATCGGCTCTCTGACGTCGATGGGCTACACCCGCGCTCAGGCGCGCCGCATCGTGCGCGGCATGGAGGCGGGCGGCACGAGCGTGCCGACCGGCAACAAGCTCGTGGACGCGAACACGAAGGCGTCGCAGACGAGCGGCACCGACACGATGACGGCGACGACCGGGCACGCGGCGCGCGGCGCGCGTATCCCCGGCACGGGCTTGCACGACAACGTGGCGGTCGCGCCCGGTCAGATGGCCGCGCCCGGCGAGTTGATCGTCAACCGGCACACCGAGCGGCGCGTGAATCAGATGCTTGGCGGCAAGACGACGCTCGGCGCGGAGGTTGCGGGCGAGCACGTGCCGCACTACTCCCCGGCGATCCTGCGGGCCGCGAACGGCCGGTACACGAACGACACCTACGGCGGCCGGGTCTTCTACGCCGAGGGCGGGCGCATCGTGGACATCCCCGGCCAGCCGGGGGAGAAGATCTTCTCGCCGATCCTCCCGGCGCTGTCGAAGCTGATCGAGCAGTACCACCTGCGGGTCACCGACGGCCTCGGCGGCAGCCCGCCGCACGCCCCGAACTCCGACCACTTGTGGGGCGGCGCGGTGGACGTCGTGCCGGGCGCGGGCGGCTCGTGGGAGATGGTGGACAAGCTCGCGGCGTGGGCCGAGCCGAAGCAGAACCAGCCGCGCTTCCCGTTCCGGTGGGTCGGCTACAACGGCGACCCCGGCCACGGGCGCGGCAACCACCTGCATCTCTCGTGGTCGCGCGGGCACTACGGCCTCCCCGGCGGCGCGCAGGGGGACCTCTCCGTGCTCGGGGACATCGGGGCCGCGCAGCACATCACCGCCGCGCGGACGCGGCAGGGCGGCCTGCCGGGAGCCATCGGCAACAACGCGCTGGCGGCCATCGCGGCGGGCTTCAACAAGCGCATCGACGCGGCGGGCGGCGGCGGGGGCGGTACCGGCGACCTCTCGAACTTCTCCGGCGGCGGCAACGCGACCGCGAATCAGCAGTTGGGCCGCCGCATGATGCTCGCCGCCGGGTTCGGTGAGGACCAGTGGTCGGCGCTCAAGACCCTGTGGACCGGTGAGTCGGGCTGGAACCACCTGATCGCGAACAAGTCCTCTGGTGCGTACGGCATTCCGCAGGCGCTCCCCGGCTCGAAGATGGCCTCCGAGGGCGCGGACTGGCGCACGAACCCGGCGACGCAGATCGCGTGGGGCCTCAAGTACATCAAGGAGCGCTACAAGTCCCCGAGCGGCGCGCTGTCGGCGTGGAACAGCCGCTCGCCGCACTGGTACTCGACCGGCGGCCGGATGAATTGGGCGGGCTGGAACGCCGCCGGGGGCAACTTCTCGGTCAACTCCCCGACGCTGTTCGGCGCGGGCGAGTCCGGCGCGGAGGACGTCACCATCCGCCCGAAGGGCAAGGGCGGCGGCGACATCACCGTCCACATCGAGCGGATCGACTACCGCCAGAAGGGCGATGTCCGGGACGCCATCCGCGAGGAGATGGGGATGCTCGCGGAAGACCTCGGCATGGTCGGGAAGGGCTGATGGCGCTCCGGGGCGTAGAGGAGGCGGCACGGACCCCGCGCGAGGGCCTCAAGGTCACGATGGAGCCGATCCCCGGCACGACGAACCCGGACCTGCTCGGGCGCAACGGGATCTTCTTGCAGACCGCGCCGCTGGACAACTTCCCCGTCGAGTACGGGCACAGCCACAACGACTACACGACGGTGCGGGAGGGCCAGTTCTCGCGCAAGGCGGGCCGCAACCTGCGCTCCACGTCGTTCGACACGCTGGTCGTGGACTACGCGACGTGGGCGTTCTACAACGGCGTGGACATCGAGGACGTCACCGCCAAGCTCATCGAGATCTGCGAGAGCGGCGAGCCGGTGCTCCTCACGGCCGCGCACGACCTGCCGAACCTCGGCTACGAGAACTGGAACCAGACGGCCGCCGGGCCGGAGTTGCAGTGGCCCGCGACGCTGCGGTCGCTGCGGGTGGAGGAGCGCGCCGGGGAGGGCGACTCTCGCTACACGAACATGTCGTTCACCGAGTACCGCGACCCGGACGTCAGCCGGTTCGCGCAGGGGCGTCAGGGCGGCAAGCTCCCGGCCGTCGTCACGCTCTACATGGACGGCTCGGCCGACGACGATCACGGCCGCAAGATCGGCACGCCCCCGGCCGAGCCGGTCACGCTCCATCTCCTCGCCCGCTTCTACTACGGGGACCCGTCCAAGTGGGGGGCCATCGCGCGCTCGAACGGGATCAAGAACTGGTCCGGCTCCGACGCGCTGATCTACTACCCCGGCTATCGGTCGATGCTGCCCAAGGGCGGCAAGCGCGTTCCGTTGCCGCCGGACGCCAGCAAGTTCCAGAAGGTCCGCGTGGCGAAGATCAAGGTGCCGAAGGACCCGAAGGGCCTCCCGAGCAGACGGCGCGTGTGGGGCCGGTAGATGGCGACGAAGGCGAAGACCAAGCACAAGAAGAAGATCAAGACCGATCTCGTCAAGACGTACGGGCGCGAGGAGACGCCGCTGCGTCTGAACGAGCAGGAGTTCCGCTTCGCGGCGGTGCGGCCCGGTCTCGGCACGATCCCGCTGGACGGGTGGATCGAGTCGGTGGAGTGGAACGAGGAGGGGTCCGAGGACGCCACCGAGTTGAACATGATCCCGGTGCTGCGCGGCTCGATCACGCTGCGCAAGAACCACCCGGACAGCCCCGCGAAGTTCCCGACGCTCCGCGACGGCCATCGCCTCCGCTGCGACGTGAAGTGGTTCGGCAACTGGAAGCCGCTGTGGGAGATGCGGATGCTCAACGACCGCTTGAGCATCGAGGACGGCAGCCTCACGTTCGAGCTACAGGACGACATCGCGCAGTTGATCCTGACCGAGGGGTCGGTGGCGTACCGCAAGGGCAAGAAGCGCCGCAAGAAGGGCTACCGCTACAACGAGATCGTCCGGCTGATCTGCCGCAAGTACCACATCCCGGTCGGCTCCGTGGTGGCCGGGACCGAGTGGCACTCCTACGTCAAGAAGGACGTCTCGGTGTTGGAGATGATCCAGGGCGCGGTGGAGGCCGAGCAGAAGCTCACGGGCCGCCACATGGTCATCCGGTGGGCACCGCTGCCGCCTGCGAAGAAGGGCAAGAACAAGGGCAAGAGCACTGGCTACGGCCTGTCGATCACGCCGATGCGCCGCAACCCGATCCTGTTCCTGTTCAAGGACCAGATCACCGCCGCGTCGCTCGGCCATCAGCGCAACGGCAACCTCGCGACGACCATCGTCGCGACCGGCTCGCAGAAGTCCGGGAAGGGCAAGAAGACCAAGCGCAAGCCGATCAAGGTCGTCGTGCGCTCCAAGGAGGGCGAGCGCCGCTACGGCTTCATCCGCCGGGAGATCAAGGTCGGCAACGTGGAGGGCCGCGCGTCGGCGCGCAAGCTCGCGAAGCGCAGCCTCGCGAAGGGCCTCAAGCCCATCCGCATCGTCGAGAACTTCTCGCATCCGGGCGTCGCGACGGTCCGGCGCGGCGACGCCATCCGCGTCTCGATCCCCGAGGAGGGCTACAAGGGCAAGCAGGGCATCGTCTTCGTGACGAGCGTCAACCACTCGCTCGCGGGCGGCGACTACACGATGACGCTGACGCTCTCGTTCATCGACCCGCTGGACCCGAACAAGCTGCGCGCGGACCGCGAGAAGGCGCTGCGCGCGAAGAAGGCCCGCAACAAGAAGGGCGCGGTGAAGGGCGCGGTCTTCAACGAGGGCGACTCGCTCGCGGTCGGCAGCGCCGGGCCGCTGGCGTCGGCGCTGGACGTGAAGCTCACGACGGACGCGGCGGTCGGCCGGTCCTCGGCGGCGGGCGTGAAGATCCTCAAGTCGCGCAAGCTGCCGGACACGATTCTCGTGCAGCTTGGGACCAACGACACGAGCGTGTCGGGGTTCCGCGCGTCGGTGCGGTCGGTCCTCGCGCTGCCCGGCGTCTCGCAGGTGTATTGGGTCAACATCAAGCGCCCGCCGCTCGGGGGAACCTCGGACTCCGACCTCAACGCGGTCCTCGATGACGAGGCCGGGTCCTCCTCGAAGCTGGTCATCATCGACTGGAAGGGCCTCGTCGAGTCGCAGGGCATCACGCTCGACTCCGCGCAGCACATCCACCCGACGGCGGCGGGCTATCGCAAGCGGGCCGAGTTGATCGCGAAGGCGATGTCCTGATGCTGCCGAACGAGCCGGAAGTCCTCCTCGCCCGCCAGTCGTTCTCCGATGCGCAGCGGTCGCTCTCGGGTCTCGGCGAGCGCTTCGGCACCTACTACACGTGCGGCTGGTACGGCACGGAACTCAACGACGAGCGCGGCTGCTTCGCGCTGGTGGACGACACCGGCCCGCTGGCGGACCTGATCGGCGACCGGCTGCGGTTGCGCTACGACCAGCGCGCCGTGTTCGTCTACTGCTTCGGCTCCACCGAACTGCCGCACGACGTCGCGATCACGCGCCGCGCGTTCGCGGCGCTGGCGTTGCTCTCGCTCGACGAGATCCGCCTGATCGTGGAGGTCGTCAGTGAGTAGGCAGAAGCTCGCGGCGGCCATCCGCGACCACGCTCGCGCGCAGGCAGAGCGGGTGCGGCCCGTGCAGCGCGCGCGGGTGCTGCGCGCGAAGCCGCTCAAGCTCGAACTGCTGTCCGGCGACGAGATCTTGGAGGAGGACGAGAACCTCGACGTCACGTCGTCGCTGAACACGTACATCGAGCGTGTCGGTCTCGACAAGGACGACACGGTGCTCGTGATCGGCGTCGATGGCGACTTCACAGCGTTCGACGTCATCGCCGAGGAGGTCCCCGGCGGCGGCGGGAACGGCAGCGGCGAGCCGGGGCCTGTGGGTCCGATGGGTCCGCAGGGTCCGGCTGGTCCTGCTGGCCCCAACGGCGCGGACGGTGCGCCCGGCCCGGCGGGTTCGACCGGCGCGACGGGACCGATGGGACCGGCCGGTCCTACGGGGCCTGCGTCTACGGTCCCCGGTCCGCAGGGGCCTGCTGGTCCGACCGGCCCGCAGGGCGTCAAGGGCGACACGGGCGCGACCGGCGCGGGCGGCGCGACCGGTCCGACGGGTCCTACGGGCGCGACCGGCTCGCAGGGTCCTACGGGGCCGCAGGGCATCCAGGGCATCCAGGGCATCCAGGGCGTGCCGGGGCTGATCCATCGCGGCGCGTGGGTCAGCGGCACCGCGTATCTCGCGAACGACGCGGTGACCTACGGCGGCTCCTTGTGGCGGTCGCTGACGTCGTTCACGAGCACGACCGCGCCGCCCAACGACGGTGCGAATTGGGCGGTGCTGGCGTCCAAGGGCGACACCGGGCCGATGGGACCGACCGGCTACGACACGGCTCCCATCGGGATGCCGCTGCCGTGGTTCTCCTCGACGTTGCCGGACGGCTACGTGCTCGCGGACGGGCAGCCGTTGACGAGCACGACGTACCCGCAGCTTGCCGCGTTCGCGCTGGCCGAGAAGAACGCCGGGAACACGGCTTGGACGCACTCCGGCGCGACGTTCACCGCGCCGGACATGCGCAACCGCTTCGTCTACGGCCGGGGCACGAAGGCGCTCGGCGCGACCGGCGGCGTGGAGCAGTACACGCTCAAGGCAGCGGAGGCGGCGCAGAAGGCGACCTCGACCACCGCGAGCACCAGCGGCGTTGACTCCCCGGACCACTCCCACTCGAACACGAACGGAGCGTTCCTCAACGTCTCGGCGACCGTCTCGACGTTCCTGAACACGGTCAACAACGCGGGCTACGCCGTCTTCCACGCCCCCAACACCGCCGGGGCGAGCGTCCGCCATCAGCACTCGATCCCGGCCCTGAGCATCGCCGGATCGGACGCCACGTCGCCGCACGAGAACATGCCGCCGTATGTGGTGATCGTCTGGATCATCAAGGCCAAGGGCGCGACGATGAGCGCGGACGTCATCACTGGTCCGCCCGGCCCGGTCGGCTACGACACCGCCCCCATCGGCGCGACGATCCCGTGGAGCCGCAAGACGCTTCCGAGCACCGGCGAGTGGGTGCTCGCGGACGGGGCGCGCTACTCGCAGACCACGTACCCGCAGGGCTACGCCGCAGCGATGGCCGAGGCCGACGCCGGGAACCCGCTGTGGACCTACCGCACGTCGGACCAGACGTTCACGGTCCCCAACCTCACCGACCGCTTCATCTACGGGCGCGACCCGGCGAACATGGGCGGGACGGGCGGCTCCTCGACGATTGGCACCGCGCATCTCCCGCCGCACTCGCACACCGGCCCGTCGCACTCTCACGGCACGAACGTCGGCGGCACCGGCGGCTTCGTCACGGCCGCCTTGGGCGGTCCCGCCGGATGGGTCGTCCTCGGGTCCGGCGCGTCGCTGACGATCACGGACCCGACGAGCGGCGCGTCTCAGAGCACCGGCCTGAGCGGCACCGGCCCGACCGGCAACGGTCCCGGCACGTCGGCGCAGTTCTTGCCGCCCTACGTGGCGCTCGCGCAGATCGTGAAGATCAAGGGCGTCTCGATCTCCGGCGACGCGATTGTCGGCCCGGCGGGACCGGCGGGCATGGACGGCGGGCAGGCGTTCGTGGCTCCCATCGGCGACGGCTCGTCGCGGGCGTTCACGGTCACGCACAACCTCGGCTCCAAGGCGCTTCACACGACGGTCAGGCAGAGCGTCGCGCCGTACTCGGAGGTCACGGCCGAGGTCGAGTACGCCTCCCCGAACACGGTCGTGGTCCGCACGCGCGCGACGGATCCGCCGCCGACCGTGGCGCAGTACGTCGTGACGGTCAGCGGCGCGGGCGGCGTCCTGACGTCGCAGAGCATCGAGGACTGGCATCAGGTCGGCAACCCCGGTGAACCGGCCTTCGCAGGCACGTGGGTGAACCGGACGGCGGGCGACTACAAGGTCGCGTTCCGCAAGGACCCGCTCGGACGGGTGCATATTCGCGGCTACGCGGAGAACCCGAGCATGACGACGGGCGGCTCGGTCATCTTCACGCTGCCGGTGGGCTACCGCCCGCCCGCCGGAGGCGTCCATCGCTTCGCCACATGGGTGCAGGGACCGGCGATCTCCTCCGGGCAGGTCTACGTCGATGGCGCTACCGGGACCGTGCAGTTCTACGGACCGGGCGGCACGCCGGTCTACGTGGACCTCGCCGTCGTCGAGTTCGACACCGACTCCGTGACGGCGCTCCCCGCCGGGCCGAAGGGCGTGGACGGCGGCGCGGCGTTCACGCAGACCATCGGCGACGGCGTGGCGCGCTCGTTCGTGGTCAACCACAACCTCGGCACCCGCTCGGTGCAGATCTCAGTGTTCGACGCGACCACCTTGCAGGACGTCACAGCGGGCGCGGAGATCGAGCGCACGAGCACGGTGTCGGTGACGGTCCGCACGAGCGCGGCGCTGCCGCCCCCGGCGTCCGGGCAGTACACGGTGGTCGTCTCCGCGCCGGGCGCGCAGAACCTCACCGATCAGACGATGGACACGTGGCACGCGGTCGGCGGTGTCGGGGAGCCTGCGTTCCAGAACTCGTGGGTGAACTTCGGTGCGCCGTACGCAGCGGCGGCGTTCCGCAAGGACCCGTTCGGCCGGGTGATGCTGCGCGGCTCGATCAAGAGCGGGACGATCAACCAGACCGCCTTCACGCTCCCGGCGGGGTACCGGCCCGTCGGCAACCAGCAGTTCTTCATCCCGCAGGGCACGCAGCAGGCGGGCGGCTACACCGGCGCGCTGGTAGAGATCACGCCCGCCGGGGCCGTCGGCATCTACATCACCGGCACGGCGACGAACGCCTACATCGACCTCGCGAGCGTCGAGTTCGACACCGACACGGTGACCAAGGCGCTCGCCGGGCCGAAGGGCGACAAGGGCGATCCCGGCTACCTGATCCCGGTCGTCACGAGCCTGCCGCCGACCCCCACGGACGGGCAGGAGTGCTGCTTCCTTGCCGACGCCGCGAACGGCGTGATCTGGCGTCTGCGCTACCGAGCCTTCCAGGCGGACGGGGTGACCCCCAACCCGTCTTCTTACAAGTGGGAGTGCATCGGCGGCAGCGCCCTTGCGGCGCAGATCACGACAGCGGAGGGCACCCTGAGTTCCATCGTCACGGACCTTGCGACGGTCGGCCCGAGCATCACGATCCCGCTCGCAGGCGAATACGAGTTCACGGGGGAGTCGATGATCGGCACGTCCGCCGTGGCGGGTGCCTTCGGCGACGCGATGATCGTCATGGGTCCGGTCGGCGGGCCGTTCAACGCGGCCGATGCAAGCGACTTCGGGCGTGGCATGGACCCGGCCTCGACCTCCGGTATCAACGCGCAGACCACGTTCCATCGCCGCCGGACGGTCGGGACGGCCGGGTGGCTGACCAAGCTGCAATACCGAGCTAACGGAACGTCGTCGGTCACGCATCAGAACCGGCGACTGACCGCGCTGCCGGTGAGGGTCGGCTGATGCCTCGCCCGCCGTTCTCCGACGTGCAGAACACGCCGATGGTCACGGCGCTTCCGGCCGGGGTTGCGGACGGAACAGAGGTCGATCTGATCGTGGATGACGCGGGCACGTACGGCGGCCCGTTGCTGTGGCGGTGCAAGTATCGGGCAGCCACGGCGGGCCTCTACAAGTGGCACGTCATCAGCGGCGGCGAGGTCTACATCGAGAACAGCTTCGAGGCGGCGTTGGCGCAGACCACCACGTACGCCACGGTCTCCGGCACGCCGACCACGCTCGTTGTCCCGTACGCGGGGGCCTACGACTGCATGATCGAGGGCTGGATGGCGTCCGCGACGAGCTACCAGTACCTCAGCTACACGGTGGGGACGGCGGCGGCGAACGACATCTGGGCCGCCATCGCCACGATCTCCGGCACGAGTTGGGGGGCGTTCATGCGCAAGCGGCGTCAGGTCATCACGGCCGCGAACCTCAGCATGGTCATCCAGGCGCGGACCGGCGCGGCGCAGACCAGCTACTACGGCCGACC